ACGGACGCACGATCCGACCGAGCCTTGTTATCGTTGACGACCCGCAGACCAGCGAATCTGCCGGTTCATTGGAGCAGACCCGAAAGCGTGTCCGGGTGCTGGCAGGCGATATTCTCGGTCTGGCCGGTCCGGGGCAGAAGATCGCAGGCATTATGCCTTGTACCATCATTCGTCCCGGCGACATGGCCGAGCAGATCCTTTCGCGGGAGAAGCACCCGGAGTGGAACGGCGAGCGTACCAAGCTGCTCTATCAGTTCCCGAAGAACATGAAGCTGTGGGATGAATACGCAGATATTCGCGCCGACAGTCTGCGGGAGAACGGGACCATCGACCGGGCGACAGCGTTTTACGCGGCTCACCGGGAAGAAATGGACGAAGGCGCACAAATCGCCTGGGAAGCCCGGTACAATCCCGATGAACTGTCAGCGATCCAACACGCAATGAATCTCCGGTTTCTGGATGAAGTGGCGTTCTGGGCTGAATATCAGAACGAGCCGCTTCCGGAAGATCTGGGCAGCGAAGAACAACTTTCTGTTGACATGGTGATCCATAAGCTCAACGGAATGAAAGTTCGATCTGTGCCGGTAGCCTGTAACCATATCACCATGTTCGTCGACATTCAGAAAACCCTGCTGTTTTATGTGGTCTGCGCCTGGGAGGATGACTTCACCGGCTACGTTATCGACTATGGCGCATACCCGGATCAGCAGCGGCGATACTTCTCTCTGGCGGAAGCGAACCCGACTCTGCAAAGTGTCGCGCCCAGAACGGGCATAGAAGGATCAATTTTCGCCGGTCTGGAAAAACTGACCGAGGATTATCTGGGGCGGGAGTTCACCCGCGATGACGGAGCGATGATGCGCATTGAAAGGTGTTTGATCGACGCGAACTGGGGAGCCAGCACAGATCTGGTCTACCAGTTCTGCCGACAGAGCAAATACTCCAACATCCTGCTTCCGAGTCATGGTCGCTATATCGGTGCTGCTTCAAAGCCGATGAGCGAGTACAAAAAGACCGCTGGCGATCGCGTCGGGCATAACTGGCGAATCCCCAACGTGGCTGGTCGCAGAGCGATCCGGCACGTGATCTTCGACACGAATTATTGGAAAACCTTTATTCATGCGAGGATGCAGGTGGCGATGGGTGACCGGGGGTGTCTTTCCCTCTGGGGCCGAGAACCGGAAAGGCATCTTCTGTTCGCAGAACACCTGACAGCAGAGTATCGCGTCAAAACGGAAGGTCGAGGGCGAACCGTCGATGAATGGAAAATGCGCCCGGAAGCGCACGATAACCACTGGCTCGACGGGCTGGTGGGATGCGCGGTAGCAGCTTCCATGTGTGGATCGGTCCTGCCGGGGACAGACTCCACCTCTACAAAAATAGCGAAGCCGAGGCTGAAATTGTCCGAACTTCGAGCTCAACGAAAAAAAGTTTAAAAAAAGTTCAAAAAAACGCCGCAATTTTTGCTGTTTTTGGAAAGATACTTGTATGGAAGCAAAGAGAACATAACACCGAAAGGAAAACAAAATGGCAGACGATACTTTGAAAGATAAAGCGAATCAGCCGAAGTCTGTGGAGATCGACGGACAGAAAGTGGAGCAGCACTCCCTGAAAGACCAGATTGAAATGGACCGCTATTTGGCTTCGAAAAAAGCAACTCGATCCGGACGCGGCTTCCGGATCACCAAAATGAAGTCTGGAGGCGCGTCATGTTAAAAGCGATCCAGAACTTCTTTAAGCCGAAGGTCCGGTCCCCCGTCAAACGAATTCGAGGCAGGTTTGACGCAGCGCAGACGAACAATGACAACGCACGTCATTGGGCCGCAGCTGATTACCGGAGCGCAGATGCTGATGCCAACGAAGATGCGCGCAAAATCCTGCGAGTGCGGGCAAGGTATGAGATCAACAACAACTCATACGCTCGCGGGATCGTCGAAACGCTGGCCAATGACTGCGTGGGGACCGGACCTCGGCTCCAGATGCTGAGTTCCGATGAGAAGCTGAACCGACAGATCGAACGTGATTTTGCGATCTGGTGCGACCAGGTCCACTTGGCTGAAAAGCTCCGAACAGTTCGAATTGCTCAATGTCAGGATGGCGAGAGTTTTATTCTCATGGCCCAGAATCCCCATTTGCCTAATGATGACGTCAAACTCGACTTGCAGTTGATCGAAGCTGACCGGGTTACGGATGAATTTTTTAATAGCGATCCGCACCGAGTTGACGGCATCACCTTCGACGATTACGGGAATTTGCAAAGTTACCGGGTACTGAAATATCACCCCGGCAGCGAATGGGCAAATTCCGTCGAAGCGACCGAGATCTCCGCAGAGAACATGATCCATGTGTTCAGGGCAGATCGACCAGGCCAACATCGAGGAATCCCGGAAATCACACCGGCACTTCCGCTGTTCGCACAGCTCCGCAGGTTCACGTTGGCGGTTCTGAGCGCAGCGGAAGCAGCAGCCGACTTCGCGGGCATCCTTTATACAGACGCACCGGCAAACGGCGAAGCGGATTCCGTCGATGCAATGGACACGATCCAGTTGGAACGGAACATGCTTCTCACGATGCCTGGCGGCTGGAAGATGTCCCAGCTCGATCCGAAGCAGCCTTCAACGACCTACGCGGAGTTCAAAAGGGAGATTCTGAACGAGATTGCGCGGTGTTTGAATATGCCGTTCAACGTCGCCGCTGGCAACTCCTCCGGATATAACTACGCTTCAGGCCGACTGGACTGGCAGACCTACTTTAAAAGCATCCGGGTTTATCAGTCCTATTTGGAGACCGCGATTCTGAATCGGGTGTTCGACCGGTGGCTCCGAGAATACAGCCTTTCCAAACTGGTCGAAATCGACCACTTTGAAGTCGTGCATACCTGGTTCTGGGACGGAATCGAACACGTCGACCCGGCAAAAGAGGCCTCGGCCCAGCAGACTCGTCTGGGCAATCTTACCACCACATTGGCAGCGGAATATGCCAAACAGGGGAAGGATTGGGAGGTTGAAATCCGACAGATCGCAAAGGAAAGGAAACTTTTAACCGAGCTGGGAATAACAGTCGCAGAAGCGGCCCCGGCAAATAACACTGAGGAAAGAGAAGAAGATGAACGAACAGAATGAATTTCTGGAGATCACAGCGAGCGCCGAAGGGCAGCGTCCGACTGTCAGTGGAATGGCATATTCCGGTGGCAAAATGCGTCTGGCCGGTTGGAAGTACCCTGTGGTCGTTGATCTGGCAGGCATGGCGATCCCCGATCAGGTTCCTTTGCTGGCCGATCATCGAAACAGCACCATGAGCCGCGTCGGAATGATTACGGCACAAGTTGTTGATAATCAGCTGACGATCTCCGGTGAAATCGTAGCCGAGGGCGATGTCGCCTCCGGGATCGTAGCTCAGGGCAAAGCTGGTGTCGCCTGGCAGCTGTCCATTGGGGCAGATGTTCAGGAAGCCGAGCTGGTCAAGGGCAAAAGAACTGTGAACGGGACGGACCTGGAGGGGCCATTCTATCACGTAACAAAATCAACCCTCCGGGAAGTTTCAGTCGTTGCTGTGGGCGCGGACAGCACGACTAAAATGACAGTTCGCGCAGAATTCAATCTCAAAGGAGAAATCGAGACTATGAATGAAAACGAGAAGAAAATCGAAACCGAAGTTCAGGAAAATGCATCTGTTCAGGCTGCGGCTCCCACTCCCAACACCGTCAACGCTGAAGCGGACGTGGCTTTGCAGGCCGCAAAGAGCGAACGTGAGCGCGTCGTAAAGATCAAAGCGATCTGTAACGGCGAATTCGACAAGATCGAAGCACAGGCGATCGAAGAAGGCTGGACTCCGGAAACCACCACAGAGAAAGTTCTCTCTGCGTTCCGAGCAAAACAGCCGGTGACTGAAGTGAACATTTCCGTCAAAAAGAATGACGGTCCCAACCTCAAAACTCTGGAAGCCGCCATGTGCCTCCGCGCAGGAATCGACGAAGATTCTCTGGTCAAAGATTACGGCGAAAAAGCTGTCGAAATGGCCTGGGATGACCGCGACATGAGCATCCGCGCTCTTATGGGCGAATGTCTCCGTCTGGAAGGCATGGATGTCCCCCGCCGCTTTGACAACCAGGCGATCCAGGCTGCGTTCAGCACCGTTTCCTTGCCCGGTATCTTGAGCAACGTCGCCAACAAGAAATTGCTCCAAGCGTATGAGGCCCAGCCGATTATCGCTACCAAACTTTGTACTACCGGCGACCTGAACGACTTTAAGGAGGCAGATCGCTTCAGACTGACCGACATGGGCGATCTTCTCCCTGTGGCCGCTGACGGTGAGATCAAGGAAGGCGGACTCATCGAGGAATCCGCAAAGAACCAGATCGACACCTTTGCCAAGAAGTTCTGCTTGACCAGAAAAATGATTATCAATGACGATCTTGGCGCGTTCCTCAAAGTCCCGGTTGCAATGGGTAACAGGGCTGCCCGCTTGGTGGATCAGCTCTTTTTCAGTCGCCTTTTGGCAAACCCTGCTCAGGCTGATGGTAAGGCATTGTTCTCCGCTGCGCATAAGAACCTGCTCACCGGTGCGACCTCTGCGCTTTCCGCCGACAGCCTCAAAAAAGCAATCGAGCTTTACTTGGACCAGGTCGATGCGGACGGTCAGCCGATCGCGGTGGAACCCCGTTATCTGGTGGTCCCGACTGCGCTCAAGCATCTCGCTATCGAGCTCACTCGCGGTGCGACCCTTGTGATGTCTGGTGGTACTGACAATGTCGTCAGACCTGCATTGAACGTCATTGCGGATGAAAACCTCCAGGTGGTCAGTTCTCCGTACCTTGCCAACAGCGCTTATACCGGTGCAAGCTCTACCGGCTGGTATCTTTTCGGTCAGCCCGGTACTGTTGATACCTTTGAGATCGGTTACTTGAAGGGACGCAGAACTCCGACTGTTGAGCGCGGCGATCTCGATTTCAACGTCCTCGGCATGTGGTTCCGCGTTTTCTTTGACGTCGGTGTCCGCGAACAGGACCATCGTGGGATCGTCAAAGCTAACGGCGCTGCCTAAGAATCCCTGCCGGGCGCTGAAAAATGCGCCCGGCAAATTATAACACAACACACTGAAATTCAAGGAGATTATTTATGACTCGTTACGTACAAAAAGGTGAAGCTGTCGATTATCGTCCCACTGAGAATGTTGCTGCTGGCGATGTGATCGTTCAGGGAAGTTTGGTCGGTGTCGCCCGCTTGGATATTGAAGCTGGAACCCTCGGCTCTTTGGCGGTGGTCGGCGTTTTTGATGCTCCGAAGGCTTTTGGAGAAATTGCTGTCGGTACTCCGCTTTATTGGGATGCCGAGAACAAGCAGGCTTCTGTTACCCAATCCGGGAAACAGTATCTTGGCAAATCAGTTGCTTTCGCCGCTGATAACGATGAAGTGGTGCGCGTCCTCCTCAACGCTCCCTACGTCACCGTATAATTGGACTTGCTGAAAAGCGCGTCCGAATGGCTGAACGAACAACGTCGTGAATGTCTTTCGGTTATAATCACCTACAAACCGAAGGGCGGAGGATCTTTTGAGATCCCCGCGACGTTGGGCCGGACGCTTTTTCGGACCGAAAACGAGTATGGTTCGACAATCCGGATCGAAAGCCGCGACTTTCTTGTTGCGGCTGCCGATCTTCCCAATGATCCGGAACGAGGAGATACCATCATTTACAACGGCTGTCGTTACGAAGTTTTAGCTCCGAACGCAGAGCCGGTGTGGAGATGGTCCGGAGCATATCATTCAACCCGTCGAATTCACACCAAAGAGATTGGAGCTGAAAATGCCTGACACCCCAGATAACCTCGACCTCTGGCATGAAGTCAACCAGGCGCGTTTGGATATTGCCGAATTGCGCGGAATGGTAAAAATGCACTTCGAAGATCGACAGCACCACATTCCTCCTTGCCGACCCGCTGCAGAAATGCAGAAAACTATCATGTCCGCACTGGCAGCCGCAGTTATTGCGATGATCGGTGCAATTGGTAACCTCATAATCGCGGTGGTAAAATGAGCAATGTGGTAAATTTGGCTGTTGCCGTTGCCGATGCTCTGGCCGAATATAATGCAGAAGTCCTTTATTTTCCGACTTTTGATCTTCGGGACTTGGAAACAATGCGCGTCATTGTTGTCCCGATCAATCCGGAATACAAAACTGTGAGCCGGGCGGCCCATGAAGAACTTTTGAAGGTCCAGATCGGCTTTCTCAAACGCGGATGTGAAGATGAGCTCGACACGTTATTGCAGACGGTCGAAGGTCTCGGTCTTTCATTCCTGAACAAAAAACTTGCAAATGCGACCTGCGTCTGCGTCGCTTATAACCCCATCTATAGCCCGGAGCACCTCCGGGAACGCGGGCAGTTCACGAGCGTCATCGAACTGACGTTCAAGAAGATCTGCTCGTGACCAGCACAAATGTTCGCATCGAGTTCGACAGTAACGCGGTGCAAAATGCGGTCAAGAAAAGCAGCCCGAAGCCTCTTTCCAGAGCTGGCGCTTATATACGGAAATCTGCCCGAAACGCGGTCTCGCGTTCAAAGAATTCTTCAAGTCCCGGATCACCACCACACACCCGGCGTGGCCTTTTGAAACGCTCCATTCTGTTTGGCGTCGAAAGGCAGCGCATGACTGTTGTCGTGGGACCGGCAGAAAGTTTCATTGGTATTTCCATGACCGCACACGAATTCGGCGGCATCTACCGTCGCCGGAAATATCCGAAGCGCCCGCTGATGGGGCCGACGCTTCAAAAGGTAGCCCCACAACTTCCAAAACTGTGGGAAGATTCTGTAAAACCATAACCCTCAAGGAGAATTTATTATGGCAGTTGTACTTGGACTTGATGCTGTTCTTCTTCGTGGCGCTGCCGGTTCGACCGGTTCCACCGAAGTAAAGAACGTCAAAGACCTCACACTTAACCTGGAATCCGGCGAAGCCGACGTGACCACTCGCGCCACTCAGGGCTGGAAGGCATCTATTGCTACGTTGAAAGAAGCATCCCTGGAATTTGGTATTCTGTACGATACCGAGGATGCAGACTTTACTGCGTTTCAGGAGGCATACTTTTCCAACACCCCGATTGCACTGTTTATCACAGATGGAAACGAGCATGGTCTCGACGCGGACTTTTCGATCACCGGCTTTTCGGTGGAACAGCCGCTTGAAGAAGCGCTGACTGTTTCCGTTACTGCGAAACCGACAGCTTCAACCAGAGCGCCGGTCTGGAAGTAACAGCGAGCCCCGGAAGCCTCTCTCCGAAGCTCAAAAGCCGGGGCGTTTTTAAGAAAAAAATCTTTATAATTCAAAGGAAAAATTTGCATGAAAACTTTTACTGACAACACTGGTCGCGTTTGGACTTTGGCTGTAAATGTAGCCGCAATTAAAAGAGTCCGAGCGCTCTGCGGAGTCGACCTGACAGCCATTGTCGAGTTGGACAAAAACAATAATCCCGACACGAAACTGCTCGAACAGTTGTCCAGCGATCCGGTTCTGCTCGTAGACGTCCTTTACGCAGTTTGCAAGGCAGAGTGCGATCAAAAAGGTGTGACCGACGAAGATTTTGGTATGGCGATGGCAGGCGATGCGATCGAACATGCAACGACTGCTTTGCTCGATGAGATCATTGATTTTTTCCCGGCCCCGAAGCGAAACGCTTTCCAGAAGATTCTTTCAGCAACTCGTCGCTTCGAGGAGATTGCCCGGAAGCGCCTGGACGCAATAATGGCGGACGGGGAGTTCGAAAAAAACATGGTCTCCGAGCTGGAGAGGTTGACCGGATTATCTGGGAAGCAGCCGGAATCTGCGGAATAAACCCAGATCCTTTCACCCTGCGTGAATTGCTGAAAATGGCAGACGGACGCGGGAAACTGGAATGGGCGCAGACCTCAAATCTCATGGCGATGATCGTCAACGTCATGCGTGATCCAAAAAAGAGCAAGGCGGTGAGCGCCTCTGAATTCAATCCCTATACCAATAAAAAGCACGCGGGGAAAGCTCCGCTATCAATCCTGCGTGACATTTGGTGCAAACAACGAAAAGGAGAAATGGTATGAGTGGAGCATCCGGAAATGTTAGAGCCGGTCGCGCATTTGTCGAATTGATGCTCGACCAGACCAAACTCGAAAGAGGGCTGAAAGCAGCCCAGGCGAAGCTCCGTAACTTCGGCAATTCCATGACAAGCGTGGGAAAGAACCTTGTAACGGTGGCAACGCTGGCAGCAGCTCCTTTGGCATATTCGACAAAGACATTTGCTGATTTCGACGACCAGATGCGGATGGTTAAAGCCGTTACTGGAGCAACGGAACAGCAGTTCAAATCCCTGACGGAAGTTGCTGAAAGGCTCGGACGGACCACCAGCTTTACAGCGAAACAGGTGGCGGACGGGATGACGGCGCTCGGCCGCATGGGTTTCTCACCAGATGAGATCGAGGCCGCAATCCCCGCTGTGTTGAACCTTTCCAGAGCTACCGGCACAGAGCTTGGAGAGGCTGCGGAGATCGCCGCTAATAATATGCGAGTGTTCGGAATTGAATCTTCAAAGATGGCAAACGTGGCAGACATC